AAGTTTTCTTCATCCATTGCTTTTCGTTGAGCTAATTTAATCTGTTCGTTACAGTAGTTTTTAATCTCTTGTAATGTTTCTTGTTTACTTAGACTCTTACCTTTGTCAGATTTCAAATCCATATATTTATTATACCATAAAATTAATAAAATGTCAAGTTATTACTGTGGTAATGGGGGATTTACCATAGCTTGACCAGCTATTTCTTGGTCTAACATAGCTTCTTCCATTCCTGGAGCCATAGCTTGACTTTGCAAATCTTGTTGAATTTGCATCTTAAGTTTTTCTTGTTCAGCTCCTTCAAATAACATAGCGTTATCTTTAATGAAGTCAAACTTTTCAAAACCCATGTACTCTTCAACCATATTTGCAAGTTTTTTAGCAGAAATATGGGGAGCAATCATTTGTCCTACTGGACTATTAAAGACTCCTAACATATTCTGCATTAACTGAGCACGTGTAGCGTAATGTCTAGCACCAATAGGTCTAAGTTTACCACGAGCAGTTAAGTCTTCTTTAGTAACAGATAGAAAATCTATTACACCATAGTCATCATCCATAACTTTAGCTAGTTCTGGAAGATTCATATTACGTTTAGCAGTTTCTAGCATAGTATTTAGTATAGGTTCTAGAAATTCTACTTCAAATTGATTAATTTTATTTTGGAATATACGTGATGCAGCATTTTGTAACTGTTGTACTTCAAATGCAGTCTTCTCACCAGGACTTCTAAAGCCCATAGCTTCTTTAGGAGCTCCTGCCATCTCTTCCATAATGTTTAATATTGCAGCAATTTCATTATTTACTTGGAAAGCAGCAGCATTAGGAGGCATAGCCTCTACATTACCATCTTCTGGTATATGAATAGTCTGTTCAGGACCCCATTCAAATGGTTCTACATCACCAGTTATCTTAAGAGGAGGATGAATAGTAAGGTCTAAAGCATCTGCTTTAAGATTTTCAAGGTGGTCAACACGATATTGTAATCCAACAAGGTTGTCTAATGGACCCATAGCATATAAGTTGTCAGTTCTTTTTCTCCAACCTACATGATGTTTATTATCACGACCAATATAACTAGGGTTATCAATGTTTCTTAAGATGTAAGCTCTATCAATGATAGTAATAATTTTATTTTTATGTAATTTCTTTTCAATTCTATCATAAAAGTTACCTTCAAATTCTAGTAACTCTACATAACCTGACTGATAGTATTCTTGTAGTGTACCAAAACCTTCTGATATATATGGACTAGCCTTATTAATATCTTCTTGTCTAAACTGTGATAAACTATTTCTAATATCAAGAGCTTTATCTACAGCTTTTTGGTCATAACCTAAGTCTGGTCTTTCTTCCATATCAATCATTAGTTCACCTACAGATTTAACATAGCGTGTAAACTTAGGAGACTTATCAAATGAAGGAGCAGTAGGATTAAATACAATATCAAATGGTGATATTCTAGTTAACTTAGGACCATTATAAGTTGTAATAGTTTCTTTAGTTAAAGGGTCAATATGGTTTTCATTTACATATTGTACTTCTGCAAAAGCATTACCATAATCAATATAATCATATACAAGTTTAGATACTGTTTCTCTAAATCCTGATTCTTTTAATTTAGTTTTAAGATAAGCTTCAATAGCTCTACGTTTTGCAGCATAACTATCTTCTAGTGTAGCACCTTCCCACTTCATCCAGTCATCATTAGGAAATAAAGCATCCATGTAGTTAGCATGTAAGTTATCTCTAATCTGTGTTAACTTAGGTAAAGTAGTTTTGTTTTTCCAAGGAAGTTTAGAATTAGATGTAGTGGATGTATCAGTAGCAAAGATATAACTACGAAGTTCTCTCCATTCTGCTTCTTTACTTTCTCTTTGAATCCACCATTGATTATACAACTCAGCAAGATTTCTTGCCATTGTATCTGCATCTACAGCTTTTTCAAATTGTGCAACTCTGCCTGCCATATGTATTCCTTAAAAGGTTACTCCACCAAATCTGGAGTGTGTCATAACGTTTTTACTTAAATAACTAATATTGTTTCTGAGTTTTGGTACTAAAGATATTGAAATAGCATTAGCCATTGCATCTTTAATATCATCATGAGGTGGATGTGTCATAGTTAATTCTTCTTCAAGAGGTTGACAATTGCCACCTTTGTAATGCCACATTTGTTGATTGTGATATTTAGGTTCTAGTATTGCATTAATACGTTGTCGTTTATCTCCCATGTATCTTGTAGGTCTAAACTCATCTATTACTAATGGAATACCATTAGGTCTAAGATAACTATCTTTAAGTTCTTTAACAATAGTTTGTTGAGCTACTGTAATTTCTGCTCGTATTTTTCTAAAACCCCATTTCTCCCAAGCTCGTAAAATATGTTCATAGTATTCTACAATCCTATCAGTTTTAAATCTGTCAATATCTAATACGTAGTAATTAGCTTGATGGTCTACACCTATAATAACAAGAGCTGTACTGTCAGCTTGTTTACGTAAAGAGAATGCAAAGTCAATTGCTGCATAAACATTTAACTTTCTATCTCGTATATACCAATCCCCTTCTTTATTTTGTAATACACTTCTATCATAATATTGAAAGTTATCTGTAGATATATTTGCAGTTTCTTTACTATTAGGGTCATTGTAATACTGTGCAAAGAACTGAGTTTGGTTAATATACTTAGCTCTGATTCTTGCTAATTCTTTTGCATCAAATCCAAAAGCTTTTCCATCTTTTCTTTTTTGTTTAGCCCAAAGGAACTCACCGTCTTTTTCTACTACTCTTTGAAACAATTCATATACTGGTTCTTCTGATTCTAAGTCACCATCTTCATCATATAAGGATTCTTTCATGTTAACCATAGTATCATAAATATCCCTAGGATGATAACGGGTACCAACCACCCACTCGAAAGCTCCAGGATTCTCAATAGAAGCGAGTTGGGAATATGCTGAAGAAACTTTATCTCGCCCTTCTTCCGTATACGCATTACCAGGAACAACAATGTCATCAAGAACAACAATATCAGCATGAAATCCAGTAGTATTAGAAGTAAGCCCAACGGCTTTAACAGTAGCGTCTCGAACACCCTCTTCCTTTCTTCTTGGATGGTCTACTGCTATTTCAGCAACAGCCCACCGTTCACGTTTACCTTCCTCAGGATTAATCATTTCTGCCCAGTATCGTTTATAGATAGGACTATCTATAATATTTTTAATAGCATACAATTGTTTTTCAGCAAGGTCTGCTGTTGCAGATACGTATAGTATTGTAGTTTCAGGATGCTTAGTAATCCACCAAGCAGTTCTATAAGCTACTAACTTAGACTTCATATGTCCACGAGGAAGTAATACTAATTGATTAGCTTTAGCATCTTGCCTTTGCCACCATTGTATTAATTCTTCATGTATAGCACCTAACATTAAATGAGGAGCTACTAATCTTATAAAAGTTAGTAAATCATTTTCTGCTGCCTCTCTGATTTGGTCAATCTGAGTCATGTTATTTTTTCTTTTTAGATTTACCCCAGTTGTTTTGCATATCTTTATATGCTTTAGCACTTATAGTAGATTTCTTTTTACTTCTACTAGTGCCTGCTTTTTTTCTTTTATTTATATTCTCTACTAAACTCATTACCATTTAACCTTATCTGCCCAATAGGCTGCACTCATTTTACCTTTAGATATATTCTTAGCATGCCTAGCTTTAAATGATTTACGTCTAGCTTTTTGTTTAGCTGTGCTAGGATTTTTACCAGCACCACTAACACCTTGTTGTCCAAACCTAATAATCTTTTCTTTACCATTAGCACACGCTTTAACTACATGTGATTTAGTTTTATGCCCTGATGTACGTTTAGGTTTATTACATGGCATATCTTTTTTACTTACAGGTTTAGTAGCCATTACTTAGTTAATCCTTTTTGTTTTTCATAAGTTCTAAGACCTGCTAAACCTAACATTGCAAAAGTAAGTTCTAGTAAAGCTTCTGTTTGAAAATCAGGTAATGGTATAGGATTACCAGTTAATGCAGTTAACCATTGTGCAATAGGTTGTAATAAAAATACCCAAGCAAAACCTAGTGCTGCTACCCAACCTAAACATGGTCTCCAACCAGCCACCCATACGCTTCTATGTGCTGCTTCTACTTTATTTGTTTCTGCTTGAGCTAAGTTAAGTTGTGTTGCATTTTTAATTAACTCAGCTTCTATTTCTTGTTTAGCTTTTTGTGCACCATTCTTATCTGGTATAACTCTATCTAATACTGTTCCTATTAATGGAAGGATAGCTTGTAACATTTATTTCCACCATTTAAATTTATTTACTAAATTATTTAGTCTTACTTTATTTACTCTAATAGCTGTATCTAGTTTAGGCATTACCCACTTTCTAAGTAATACTTCCCAAACTACAACACTAACTACTACTACAATTAATGCATTCATATTATCTCCTTAAATATGTAAGGTACTCATGACTACAGCTACAGCAATAGCACCAAAGCCAGCCATAATTCCCCAAATTAATTTCCAAAGCATTTGTTCAATACGGTCTAATCTATGATGTATTGTGTCATATCTTTCTGCACAAAGTTTTTCGTGAGCAACTAATTCTTCGTGTGGTGACATGTTATTCGTCCGCTGGTTCTGGTTCGTTACCTTCTGCTAGCCATGCTAGGTATTCTTGATAGTCTGTGTTAGCTTCATCTAGTGGGATAGATAAAAATTTATTATCATTAAGTAATAATATTGATGATAATTTTCCTTCTGTGTCATTTACTAATTTATATTTCATAATTATAACTCTGCACTAAAATCTAAATAATCACTTGAAGATGCTAATTGAAGCCAACTTGCATTTCCTGCTACAAATCCTGTTGAAGTTCCTGAAAGTCTTGCCATTTGGTCATCAGTTTGAGATGTGTCTAAACTTAAAGTAGATAAAATAACATTTGTTGCAGGCTTAAAAGCTCTAAGCAAATTACTATAACCCATTGAAGGAACAGTCCTCATAGTAGTTCTAAATTGTAGTAGATAATAAACATCGGTTGAGCTCCAACACATTCCAGTTGCTATTGCTGTTGCTCTTGATTGTGTTTGAATTCTCCAATAATACCTCTGACACATAGCTAACTCTTGGCTATACATTCTGTGTTCAAAGGGGGTAGCGTTTTCACCTATTTCTAATTGAACACCTGTGATGTTAAAATAATCAGATATAGTAGTTCCTAATTGTGTTTGTGATGGACTTGCAGCAGTTAAAGCATTATAATTAACCCAAGAAGTATCAAATCCAGAAGAATACCTATTTGTTCCACATGCTAACCAAATTGCTAAATTTAAACCTTGCCCGTTATTATTTTGTAAAATATTAACAGTATCTCCAACTATTGTTACAGTCTTTTTTTCCCAAGTATTAGCAGAATTAATAGTTATAGTAGACCCAATTTGTCTTGTTGAAGAACCATTATTACCATATAAAGAAACAGTGTATACACCTGTTAGATTAGATTTTACCCAAAATGAGGCAGTAATAGATTGAGCATTACTTGTGCCATAATTTAAGTGCTGAAGATTTTGTCCTTCTATTCTTTGAAAAATTTGGTGAGCATCATTATTTGCCCCTATTGTTGCTGTAGAAGTACATGTATGTTTTAAGCTATATGAAAATCCTTCAGGCGCATCAGTAGATTGTTCTTGTGTCCATGTTCCCATACTGGCTGATAATTGCCATGCAAATCTATCAACAGTTCTATATCCTCCGCCAACATTAGACTGCCCAGTGCTAGATGTCCCCCTCTGTGCTATCTGCATATTACCATTGATGATAAGGTTCTTTGTACCTAACCCAACAGTAGCATCTGTAGCTATGTTACCTGTAGCTTTAGGTAGTGTTAAGGTATGAGTACCCGCAACGCTAGGTGCTTCTACTGTTAT